CTTTTTCAAGTTTAAACTCAAGCAGTTCAATAATCTGCTCGCCTGTGTAAACATTTTGCATTCTGTCGTTTTTCAGAAACTTTATTAATTCTTGTATTGCGGTCATAGCTTTTCTAATTCGTGTTTTACTTCTTCCCAATAATCTATTATTAGTCTATTTTGCCAATGATGCTCGTGTAAAGCCTCAATTACTTCATCAACTGCAATCAATGCGCAATGTTTAGCAGCTAAAGGATATTCAACCCTAAGCATTTTTTCATATAACTCTATTGCTTTTTCTTTAGGTGTCATAGCTCTTGCATTTTAATTTCACAAATTCGGTTGTAAAGACCAAAGTTAAAGTTATCCCAATACCTATTTAGTTGGTAGTCTCTAAATGAACCACCAAGTCCCCTCATCGTTGTATTCTTCAACATAGGCATCTTCAAAGGTGTTTGCTTCGTAGATTTTTTCAAGGTAGTCATCGCAGTCTTGCGTTTGTTTGATGGTAAGAATTTCATTGTAGTTCTTTTTAGTGATTTTGTAATTAGAATAAGAGTCGTAAATTTCTATTTCGTATTCGGCTAAGATTTCGGCATTCGTGTCCGTGTCGCCTTCGTCCCAAAGAGTAACGAATAAGTACACAAAGTTCTTGTCCGTGTCTCGGTAGACCTCAAAGTCTTTTAGTTCTGTAACAATCATCTTATTTGAATTTAGAGTTATAAACGTGGTTCGAATACTTAGCGTAAGACTTTGGTAGTTCGTACTTAGGCTTGAAATAGGTTTGGTAGTTCCGTGTTTTTGCATCTTGGCGGTGCGGTGTAGCCGTCCCAAGTAAGTAAATAAAAAAGACAGTACCTAAGATAAATACTACTCCGCTTCCTAAGATTTGCTTTTCGTCCGTGTTCAAGTCCTTAAACAAAAACGAATACTTCTTAATTGTTCTCATTGTCAAAAATTTTATCTTTTAAATTACTAATTGCTCCCCATTGCGCTTGGGTGTGTAGCGTGGCTTCGTCGTTATAGCCAAAGTATTTACGTTGTTCTTGAAGCTCTGCGTAAAGCTCTCGTTCTTCGTTGAAGATTAGTTCTAAGATTTCGTCTTTTGTCATAGCGTTGTTTTTAAATGTTATATGCAAATATATATATAAGGTTTCAATTATCAACAACTTTTTTTAACATTTTTTTAGATTTCCTTATTTGACGGGGGTTGTAGAAGCAAACTTTTTTTCACGTTTTAAGGTTTTACCCTTATTTTGTACCCGAAAAGGTGTAATATAATGTGCATTTAGTCGGAATTTTACCGATTATGTATGTTATAATTAACAAAAAAAGCCTCCGATTAAAGAGGCTCTTACGCTATGAATAATGGCAGGTGATGCAAATATATTAAAAGATGTGGGATAAACGTGCGATTTGTCCGTGTTTTTTATGGTGCAGGAATCCTTCTATAGCTTTGGGAGCGTGTTGATAAGCGTTTCTATGATGCCAGCTATCAGTTCCTGATGGTGAGCGCAATGATTCAACGGTAACACCTTGATAGTCTTTAGACATTTTATGGTGAACGTGGTGCATATAAACGTACCTGTGCTTGGTTAAGCTCCAATCCATAGGAAACTCAGTAGCTAACAAAAGCGGTAAGTCCTGCTGCTTCGCTCCATCTCCGTGAGTAGTTCCTATGAGGTTCTCTCCGTATCTAAAAGCCTTGCGATGTGAAAGAGAGCAGTCGAAAGTAATGTTTGTAGCTTGGCGAAAATGTGTTTTGATACAATCAGCAAGAAAGAATCCGTGAGTGTAATCGTGGTTAGAAGGATTGAACACAAAATGTACATCAGCCAAAGCGATAAGTTTTTCAAGTAAGTCAACATATAATTGTTTTGCGGTTAAAAAATTGCGATACCACATCCCATCGGTGTCTTGTGGAGTGCCTGAGGTTGTAGTTCGTCTTGGAGTATCTATGTGTAGAATATCGTTTCCACCAACGAATAAAATTTTGTCTATATGAAAGCCTGCGGACTTGTCTAAAATGCCTTGTACGCCTTCTAAAACACGTTGTACGGCTATTTGAGAGTTGTAGTCTTCACCAGTTTCAAACGCATCGCATAGTTTACCTATGTGGATGTCAGCAGGGTCTATGACTAACAGGTGTCCTTCTTCGCTTTGAGTTCGTGTTATCGTAGGATAAGCAGGGCTATGCTTTTCCATCTCTTCCAACAACTCATCTTTGAACTCGTTGAACTTGTCTTCTTGTCCGTTAAAGTTTGGATTCTTAAAGAATAATGATGCCTGCTTAGATTTTAACCATCCGTGTTTTACGTTCTTGTCATCTAACCCCATTGAGTTAGATTCTTTTTTTATCGCTCTGTATTGTTCAATGATTTCTACCTCATCTGATTTTAAGCGATAGCGTGTTTGTCTCATAGCGTTGGTTTAAAGTTGCGCAGTAGCCAGTTTGTTATCATTCCTACTACAAATCCCAAAACTAACAATAATATGTTCGGTTTAGGATTTTTGCGCTTTTCAGTTTTCCATTTGACGACCTCTACTTTTTCAATCATTCGTAGGGTATCTCGTTTTAGTTTGTACTCAATACGCTTCTCAAATCGCGTTTGAGGCACGAAAGAACGCTTGTAACGCACTATTGTATCTTTTTGGACTAATACCCTTTCCCACATAATAGAGTCCCTTAAAACGTACGGAATTGAGTCGACCGAAGTTATTTGAATTGTATCGGCAACCTCGTCGCACTTATAACCTTTTTTAAAGGCTTTACGGACGTGGTAGTTTACTGAGCAAGATGTCGCAAGTATTGCCAATAAAAGCGACAAAATAACGGAACTAACCGCCAATCTCGAAGTGCATCCAGTCATAGTTCTTTTCTTTACCGAGTGAAATAAATCCGTGTTTATAAAAAATGTCAATCATTTGCTTGTACTCAGGACGTGCAAAGCGTGCAGTCTTAGAAGTTTCCTTCAAAGTATTTCTCGCAGGGTCTAAGTCGATGGCAATACCCCAAGCGTGCTTACTCCAAGACGAACCGCCACGCATTTTACGAAAGTTAAAACAACCTCCATAAAGGTCTATCCCTAACTCGACAAGGCGTTGATACCCGTAGACCTCTAAAAGTTCGTTAAACACGCTTAAAAACGCATCTGCGACAAGTTTATGGCAACGCATCTTTGTTACTTTGGTGTCTAAGTCCCACGCTATACGCATTGGGTATGGTAATTTGATTGTAGTTAAATACGTTCCCGTCTCGTTGGGTTGTCCGTATTTTGCTAAGGCTTGTGCGGTTGTTATCATTTGTCTATTTTTTTACTCCATACAGTTAAACCTATTGCAGTTGCCGAGTAAGTAAGCAAACCAACAAAGACAAACTCGTGTACTTTGAAAGGCTTAAACAACGGAATCAGCGCATAAATTACCGCTATCCAAAAAGACGTAAAAGCGGATAGCCTTTTTATAGACCATTTGCCGTTAGGCTTTAGAGTTTCGTTTATTAGTTCTTTTATCATTTGGCAATACGGCTAAAAGTTTTTCGGGTAGGTCTATTCGTGTTTTGGTTGCTTGTCTAAAACTCTGCTCTTTGTAGCAGTCGTAAAGTGCAGTCTCAACTTTGTTCAATCGGTTATCCGTATGCCACAACCATAAGCAAAGAACGCCTGTAACGCCGTATTTTTTTACAATGGTAACAAACTCAGTCATTCGATTCCTTTTTGCTTAGATAAATACGGAGCTTCTCTACATTCGTGTTTTTAGGGCTATACTTTAAACCCTTTGGTCTGTTCTTTTTCATATAAACCAAGAAGTGTAATTGTTCGTAGTGTCAGGGTACATATCTTGGTCAACGTTCTGATTGTACTCAGGGAATAAATCTTGGTTGAAAGACATATAACTAATGAAACGCTCCGTGTAGTGTTGAGCAATCTGACGCTCTTTTTCTAATAAGAAATCAACTTCGTTTTTCTCTACGTTTTCAGCGTTCTCAGATGAGTGCTTGTAAACGCCCTTGTTGGCGATTGTGTAAGCTGCGAAAGGGAGATATTCAACGAGACTCCAATGGATGAGCATTGGCTTAACGTATGTGTCAGTAAGTGTCTTATAGTTACCTGTCAGCGTTCCTGCAATAATCAAGGTTTGTAGCTTCTCAAGTAGTTTAGTGCCTAAGTATGTTTGTATGTGGATGTCCTGAGCAATCTTAACG